CTGCTGATTTCCAAACATTGCAGGCGTTAGTACCCGGCAAGATATCAAATCCAGTTCTTGGATTCAGATTTATGGTATCAAGTCGGTTAGGTGGTGTTTCTACTGCAAGACCTGTTTTAGCTTGGGCTAAATCAGGACTTGGGCTTGCAATCGGGCAAGACATAAAGACAAGAGTTGACGAAGTGCAGGATAAGCATTATGCATGGTCAACTTATGCCTCTATGTTCATCGGAGCAACTCGTATCGACGACAAGAAAGTAGTCAGGATAATTTGCGACGAGAGTAAATCGATAGCGTCGCAATAATGTAAGAGAAGTTAATGGAAACTATAACAGTTAAAAAAGGAGAGATAACATGGGTGCTTCAATATTAAAGGGCGTGAATTACACATTGCAGGATAGTCCTGCGACTATTACCTTGATGAATCCCGGTCTATGGGGTGGCAAGGTAAGAGTTCAGAACGATTCCTGCGACGTGAGCAGCATAGAAGCCGCAAGTACTATAAAGATTGGCAAATTGCCCGCAGGGGCTACTCTGCTTTGGGGCAGAATCTTTATAGAGGCAAACGGCACAAACGTAACATTTGCAGTAGGAGACGGAACGACAGCCGATAAGTTCATGGCTGCTACTGCCGCAGCTGCTGCCAGTATGTTAAGTTTCCCGAACCTGATAGCGCAAGCTAATCTTCGGGTTACGGTTGACACAGACATAATCATCACCACAGCAGGCGCAACTATTGCCGCAGCGAAAGCGATAAAGACAGAGATAGCTTATCTTCTTGAATAAGCATCTGTAAACTTGAGGGGGGCGTAGAAATCCGCCTCTCTCGACCAATAGAAAGGATAGGATATGAACGCTATTAAAAAGACGTTGTTTACTCTCCGGGTAGATAATTACGCTCCTGAAATTTGCGATATTACATACCCTTTCTTAAAACACTATGCAAAGAAAATCGGAGCTGATTTCTTCGTTATTGATAAGCGTAAATTCCCGGACTTCCCAGTTATGTATGAGAAGTTGCAGATTTACGAGTTGGCAAAGGAAATGAAGAATGACTGGAACATATATCTCGACAGCGATGCTTTAGTACATCCGAACGCTTTAGATTATACGGCATATCTGCGTAAAGACACGATTGCTCATTATGGGCTCGATTTCGGCAATATGCGGTTTGCCTACGACCATAACTTTTTGCGTGATGGTAGGAACATAGGAAGTGCCGGTTGGTGCGTTATAGCAAGCGACTGGTGCGTAGATTTATGGACACCCTTAGACATTCCACTGGAAGAGGCATTAAAAGCGATTACTCCGACTAATGTAGAGCAGGAACGGGGAACTAAACCCTCTCATTTAATAGACGAATATATTATATCCCGCAACATAGCAAGGTTCGGGTTGAAGGTTACGACTATTGAAAAAATGATGGCAGAGGTTATGCCTTTCGGTAATTGTTTTTACCATAATTACACTCTTACAGAAAAAGATAAGATAAAGGTTTTGAAAGAAATAGCTACAAAAATGATGTGAGCAGATGATATACATAAAAACTTTAGAGCAGTCCGCAATAGTCCAGCCGATTTTTGGTTCTTCTTCTGGTGATGATGTCAGGGTAACATTACAGCGTCTGTCTGATAATAAATATTATAACTTCTCTACTTATCTGTTCCAGGATGCTTTAACCTACGGGACAATGGCTATTCAAGGAGTTTCTTACTGGCAATCGGTATTCACTCCGCCACAGGATGATACTTATTTAGTGAGTATAGAGGATATGGACTTGCCATTCTTGTCCAGGGGCCAATACGACAGTGATTATGAGAATATCGTTATGTATGAATATCCCTCAACACAATTCTTCCAAGTCTATGTATCAGTAGCAGGTGGCGTATTAGATACTGGCTGGACACCTGTTACTAAAATCGCTATCTGCAATTTGGCTTTAAGGATGCTCAAACAAAAAACGATTGAATCGCTGGACGAAGAAAACGAATCAGCGCGTGAATTAAATGCTATTTATGATTATGTTCTTAAAGAACTCTTAACCGAGCATCCGTGGAATTTTGCGACAAAGCGTGTGGCTTTAGTACAGTTAGAAGAAACTCCTGCATTTGAATATACCTATGTCTATACCTTGCCTGATGATTGTATGCGTGTTTTAGAGACCGAAGACCAGACAGAATATCAAATTGAGAATGGCAAGCTCTTATCTGATGAGGCGACAGTCAATATCAGATACATTTCGTATGAGACCGACCCTGAAAAATATACGCATAATTTTATAGCTACATTTGCTTTGAGGCTTGCCTGTGAAATGTGTTATCCGCTAACGGGCAATAGCAACACTAAACTATTGAAAGATTTTGATGATAAATTCAAGAGGGCTAAATCAATAGACGGTCAAGAGGGAACACCCAGAAGCACTGAAAGAAGTAGTTGGATTCACTCAAGGGGGCATTAAATGGCTACTACTAAAATTGGTATTTGTAACCTTGCTTTAAGGAAGTTGAAACTTAAAACTATAACAGCTTTGACTGAAGAAAACGACTCAGCCAGGACAATGACCGACATCTATGAATATATACTGAAAGAGGTATTGTGTGAACACCCTTGGAATTTCGCTATTAAACGGGTTTTGCTTGATACTCCATCCGGAACTGCGCCTGTTTACGAGTTCACCTATGCTTTTGACCTTCCTGTTGACTGCCTTCGTGTTATCAATACAGAGGACAATGTCAAATATCAGGTAGAGAATGGCAAGTTATTATGTGATTCCTCAACTGTAAATATCAAATATATTTATTACTGTGATGATGTAACACTTTACAGCCAAAACTTTATAGCTGTTTTTGCGCTTCGGCTTGCTTATGAGATGGCATATTCACAGGCAGGTAGTCCTGAAATGAGGCAGATATTGGCTCAAGATGATGCGAGGAAATTAGGCAAATCTAAATCGGTTGACGGTCAGGAGAGTCCCGTTGAGGATGAAAGTGAGAACGGGAGTTGGTTGGATTCGAGGAGATAAAATGGCACTCTATAATCTTATACAAACTAATTTCACAGCCGGTGTAATCTCCGATATATTAGATGGCAGAGTAGATTTAGCAAAGTATTTTAACAGCGCAAAACTCTTACAGAATTTTACAGTCCTATCTCAAGGCGGATTACAGAGGACACCTGGCACTATCTTTATCGCTCCCGCCAAATATCCCGCTGAAACGGAACTTGGAGTAACTAAAATTCGGAATGGCACATTTACAGGCAGTATGAACTATTGGGGAGCGGGTGGTGGCGTTAGTTATGATTCTAATAGTGTATTGTTCAGTTATCCTTATGGACAAAGAATCACTAACGGGGATTTTACAGGTAGTGCTGATTACTGGACGTTAGAAGATGGTTGGTTTTATACCACTAATAAAATAACTGCAATTTCTTATGGTCCAGAAAAATTAACCAATGGCACATTTACGGGTAGTGCTGATGGTTGGGAATTGGAGACAAACTGGTCTTATTCAAGTAATACTATTGTAGTAAGTAGCACCGGTGGTATTAAAACTGCTGAACAACCCATAGCCAATATGATTACTCCTTTAGTAGTAGGCGGAAAATATAGACTTCAATTCACGATAACAAATATAGTGTTGGGGATTGGTAGGAGTGGTTTAGATATTACTTGTGGTGGTGTTAATCTGGGTTCGGCAGATGCTAATGGAACTTACACTTTTGATTTTATTTGCACAGATGATACTAAGCCACTTGATTTTAATACAAAGAATTACTTTAGTTGTAATTTAACACTTGACAGTGTAAGTCTGAAACAATTTACTTCACCTGGCACTCGTAGAGGGTGAGTCGTATAGACTTCAATTCACAGTATTGGATTTTATAGTTGGCAAGCCCGTAACATTAACAGTAAAGTGTGGCGGGGTTACTTTAGGTGTTATCACTGCTAACGGCAATTATACATACGATTTTGTTTGTCTTGATGATACTGCTGTCTTAGAGTTCGATAAACATAATACTGACCCATCTCTTGGTTCTTATACAGAATTTAGTATTGATACTGTATCCCTATTTGTCTATCCCCCGGTGTACACACTTACACAGACGATAGCGAATATGTTAACTCCGCTTGAACTTGGCAAGAAATACAAACTTGGTTTTACAATATTGAATTCTCTGCATTGCACGGAAGGTTTAAAGGGTTGCTATCCTTATGTGGAAGGTTCTTTGAATATAAGTATCGGTGGAGTGTATTTTGATGCGGTATCCAGTGCGGGAGAACATACTTTTGATTTCACCTGTGTTGCCGAAGAAAGACCTTTAGTATTCCGCTCCGATATAGGAACAGCCATGCGTTTAGACGATGTATGGGTAAAAGAAGTCATTAACGAGGAATTAGGCACTGTGCGGACAATCCCGTTCCAATTCTCAACTGTCCAGGCATACAATCTTGAATTTGGTAATGAGTATATACGTTTCTATTATAAAGGCGCGGGCCAGATTATATGGGATGAAAGCGATGTATCGGCTTGGGTTACATCTCATGGTTATATTGTAGGCGATTTTGTTAAGCATATTTCTACAGTAACTTGGACAAAGACATTAGTCGAAATAGGGGATAGATGGTTTTGGTATACAAAACCTAATACTGGAACTAATTATCCAGTCATTATTGCGCTTCATGGCGGTTATCAGGATGCAGATATTTGGTTTGATACTACGGCTCCTCATCTGATGGCCAATTTTGTGACTGCGGCCAATGCGGCTGGTTTTGTTGTTATCTGTCCTAATGCTGATTTCCCGGGTATTCCGACACATCAGCGTTGGGATTGTGAACCAGACGCAAGTTCCGATGACTTGGATTTCTTTGATGATATATGGACTTGGATAGACGAGACCACAGACGTTTCTTTAGATACTGCCCATGTTTCTATGGTAGGTATCTCTAACGGCGGGTTTATGACCTCAAGGATGTCAAAATATTGGGGTACTACTAAACTTGAAGCCGTAGCAATACTCTCTGGTGGATATGTTGATTCTATACATTATGACGAAACTACCGATGCTTTGGTTATAGATGATGAGACCGTTCCCGTAGCCATTCCTGCTACTCATCCTAAAACACTTTTTGTACATGGGGACGCAGACGCTCAAGTTCCTTATGTTTTAAGCCAATCATACAATATTGGATTACATAACTCTGATGTTTTGACTGATTTGAATATAAGAGCAGGTGGTTTTCATATATGGATGCCACAATTTAATGACGATATTTTAGAGTGGTTCCTTGCCGGCAGCACATCTCGTATTTACAGATGCAAAATAGCTCATACTTCAGGCACTTTTGCAACTGATTTGAATGCTGGTAAATGGTTCGGAGCAGACATTTACGAGATACCATCGCCTTATACAGAAGACGAGTTAAAGTATTTTAAAAAGGCATCCTCGGCAGATACAATGTTTATCGCACATCCTAATCACAAGCCGATGGTACTGACCCGCACAGGACATACGGCCTGGACACTCACAGAATATACGCCTTATAAAGACCCGTTTTCTCCTCTTTGGCTTACCTCTACAGCTTATGTGGTAGGAGATTATATAAAACATGGGGTTCTTTTTTATCGTTGTATTGAAGCCCATACGTCGGGTACATTCGCAACGGATTTGGCAGCCGGTAAGTGGGTATTAAGTTTCTGGAACTATCCTCAAGCGGTGACTATATTTCAGGGCAGATTATGGTGGGGCGGAAGTTATGTGAAACCACAGACGATCTGGGGTTCTGTCGGAGACAGTTATTATGATATGGACAAAGGCGACGGGACTGCGGCCGATGATGCTGTTGAATTTGAGTTAGGTTCAAACGGTGTAAATATTATCAAATGGCTCACAAGCGGAAAGACGTTAGTTGCAGGCACATCCTGCGGAGTATTTAATATTTACGGTGCAAACGATACTGCCATTACAGCTGCAAATCCGCCACATATAGATTATGAAACAGCTTTCGGAGTTTGCGATGTTGAACCTCAAAAAATAGGTAATTATGTTTATTATGTGCAGAACGATAAATACACTGTCCGAGAGTATAAGTATTCGTTTACTGATGATTCATATTCTGCAATAGATATGTCTATCTTGGCTCAATTATTGGTGCAGTCTGGCATTAAAGAAATATTCTATCAGCAATCACCTCATGGAATATTGGGTTGTATTTTAGAAGACGGAACATTGGCGTGTCTTACAAGACAGATAGAACATGAAGTTGCGGGCTGGTGGGAATTTGTAACTAATGGCGAAGTTGAAAGCGGATGTTCTCTTTTGAGTGATGGCGGAGATAGTGAAGTGTGGCTTGCTATCAAACGAAGATTAGGCAATCGGGATGTAAGATGTATTGAACGGCTTGCTCCGTTTAATTTTAATGATATAGAGGATGCAATCAATATGCATAGTACAGTATCACTTGATGACCCGAAAACCATATATCTCATAGAAGAGGACGGAGATAATCTTGTAATAACTTCTACAGCACATGGTTTTGAAGTAGACGATACCGTTATATTTAATCAGGTAGAAGGTATGACGCAGTTGAACAGGCAGAAATATGTAATTACTGCTGTTACTGCCAACACTTTCACGGTTGCACAAGCCGAAGGAATTACTTATACCGAATATACAGAGGGTGGAGTTGCCCGCAAATGTTTTGATGCAATCGCTGATGGGTTAGAACACTTGGAAGGTCAAGAGGTGGATATTGTAACAGACGGTGCGGTTCACGATAGAAGGACAATTATAGGCGGCCAGGTCAACTTGGATTATTTGGCGGGCCTGATACATATAGGACTTCCCTACGAGTCGTTGGCTCAGCTTAACCGCATAGAAGTCAGTAATGGTCAAATGACCACGCAAGGGTTAATAAAGCGGGTTATTTCTGCTATGACGAGGTTTTGGAAGTCGGGTGTTACTGGTGTCAGATTAGGAGATTTAGAGACACAGGACTTCGTTTCTCCTATTCCTACGACCCAACCAGAAGGAT